GTGCGCTCCCACGTCTTCTTAGGTCAAGAAGACAAGATGGTGCATACCCTGGGTAACTAACCCAGGATGTCTGCACCCGCTACCCACCTACTCCTTAGCTTTGGAGTAGGTCTCATCCCGATCCCTGCCTTCCATTTACTGGAAGGTTCGGGAGCTTCAGTGAAGTACTGAAGCAGAGATGAGGCACCCCGATCTGGGACTACTTGTCTGGTCGCTATAAGCGAGCAGATGTAGTACTCGAGACGGTGTAGTTGGTGATTAAGTCGCCTTTTAAGGGGCTTATAATCTCCTAAACCGTCTTCCCAGAATCCGAGCTGACCTGAGCCGAACGATACAGTAGCAATGTCATGACGGCATTGCTTCTGTGTTGTCGACCTTAAGTAGGCTGCAGTCTTAAGCCAACCGCCTCTAACGAGGTTGTTATGCGTATCGATGCAGCTAACTATCGACTCAGGTGAGGACCGTCGTGGAGTGGTACGGAAGTACGTAGGGGTCACTTCTTGACCCTTGTACGCATCCATGCCGCATGACTCTCGGAAGCTTCCGCTTCCAAAAGTCTTAGCGGCGTTGACTCGAAATCCGAGCAACACCAAGCTCTCCACGCACGCAGACCCAGAGTCAGAGGGGACGATAATATCGTCGCCAAAGACTCGGACCTCCCGAGCAACCTTCCTAATCGAACGTGTGGTTGGGACTACCCCTCTTGAGTAGAGGATCGTCCCGATGGCCACACATGCGAATAGTAATGATTGAACGGGGAAAGTGCATGCCGATCCCATTGTGGAGAATTTCCGAAGTTTGTGAAACCTAGGATTTCTCCCGCCGATGGAATTTTCAATCCATCGCGTTCGCGTAGCGTGTAGAGCTTCCAACAGGGAGAAGTTTCTCCTGAATAGTCGCTCCACATGCCATGTCGAAACTCGATCGGACGCAGAAGACAAATCAATTGTCCAATGTGAACGATCGTGGGATGCTCGTAGAGCAAGCTTTCGATTTCGCTCCTGAGTGTCGAAGGACACTGAGTCGCGAAGCGAAGATGCGCTAACACGTTGTGAGAGATAGTCCCAGATGGCCTGTTGGCACCACTGATAACAGATAGGTTCCGCGGCGATGAGCCGAGGCCCTTTCTGAGTCTTTGGTACCGCCAATAGGCGGCTAGGAGGCTCATGGACGGAAAACCGCCCACGAGTACCATCTCCCACGACCAAAGAGTCTGCCCAGAGACCGAGATTCGCGAAAGCGAACTCTGACAAAGGAAAGACTCTTTCGAGCTTATGAGGCCAGTTAGGAAACTCGTACTTCGGGACTGCAAGTCCTGTAGGTATCGAGCCTCCGAAGTGTCGACGAAGCCGCTTTTCAGCTGCTTGCGTCGCCACTCTGGCATCACTGACTGCACCAGGTCCATGCTTAGTTCTCCATTGAGAGGGCGAAAATGCCCCCAACTCCGCGGTTACGATGTCACAAACGATTTGTATGTGATCTCGCAGGTCCGCAGAGGTTATGGAGAGGGCTTCTCTTTCTTCAAGATCAAAAAGATCCGGATGAAGAGAAGACCGACCTTGAGAACGGTCGCCAAACGTGAGTTTGTCGCCCCGATCTCCGTAGAGATCCTCTCCAGGTCGTTGTAGGCAGTCCTCATCCCATCTAAGGGAAGGGGGTCTGACCTCCCGTTCGATGCGGAAGAACTCGTCGACCGATTGGTAGACTCGTTTGTCATCACATTCCTTTCCGTATTTCTTACAACAGAGGAAAATCTGACGTAAGAAGCGGACGGACATGATGTCTGCATCTAACCTAAGCATACCCGACTCGTCGAAGACCCTTAGGTAAAGCCCCTTGAATAGTCTTGGGATTTTACCCCCGCGGCGAAACGGACGGAAACCCGCCTGTTTCACTCTGGTGAAGGATTCGGTAGATAAGCACTGTTCAAAGTGCTTGCCTGCCTCCGGAAGCTCTGCGGTTAGAAACCACAGGCCTCTGGCTTCGACAAGAGAGCAGAGTGTAGACTTGTCACGGTCCACATCTACTCCGAGCGTAGGATCTACGAGAGCTATATCGTCTAAGATACAGCATAGTAGGTCCAGAAGAACGCAACATTCCTTGCTTTTCATAACTTACTCCTTCAGAAAGGTGGAAGTTATCAAGTAGCTTGGAATACTGGCGTCGTGCTAATGACGTCAGGCTCTCACTGAGAGTCCGTCAGGACTCCCAGCCCAAAAGCTTGGCCGCGATACCACCAGCCTTGACCATGTAAAAAGACATGGCCTCGGAGACGTCAATGACGTCCGCCGCAACTTCCGAAGGGTCGTTGCGAATCGTGGTGATAACCTCGGTCAATCTGCCAAGAGGCGCCGCCTCGGTCGGCTTCAGGTATCGTTGGAACGTCACGGTGTGACGGTCAAACGCCTGAGTGCCGGCCTTGACGGAGTCTTTGGAGTGCCGCACTTTCGCGCGGTACCAAACAGTTGAATCATCCAAAAAGTATTCGGATGAGTAACCGTCCTGGTTGATGAGGGGGAGTACTTTGGCGGTTCCACCGGAACCATCCAAAGTAATCGTCAGAGTACTTCCAAGCATTGCTTTCTTCTCTCGGTTGTTAACGCCCACTAAATCGATGTCTAGTGGCCGCTAAGGCCCCGAGGATCGACATTTGGCGACCGCTTAAAAACGGTATGCCAATCGTGGGTAATGGACTCAGAACGCCGGGCACGCGACCGCGTGACCAGCGCACACCTGACGCCCCTCCACATGATACTCCCGGTCGGGAGATATTACGGATGGAGTACGAAGCTTTCGTCTCACGTGAATACATAACTGCAATCATCGTGGGACTGCACGGTACGGAATTGGAATGGGCTTGTAAGTAATCACCTACATTCCCGAACCAATCTGCTAGCCACGTCCATGGAAGAGCATTCCATGTAGTAGATAGCATAGTATCGAGGGAACCATCTTGCCCGAGCGCAAGCGCTCTTGCAAATTGGGCCCTGCTTCGCATAGACCTTTGCCCTACCATTGTTCGCAATGGTTCAACATCAGTAGGTCGCCATCGCATGGTGACCCACTTTCGGGCCGTAGTTACTACCTGCCTATGGGCAGAAATAACTACATTCCCTGACTGAATGGACACGTTAGTGCCATCAGACGATGTGTGGGAAAAGACCGTCCGGCGTCGGCGGAGTCCCCCTCGACTATACAACCTATCAAGATCGCGAGCCGTTTTTGCGACTTCGTCTTGAAAGTGTAATAGTCTTCGCAGATCGGAAAGTAAGGGCCTAAAGCCGAATTCTATACCGAGGTAGTACCCGGACGCGTCGCGGATGGCAGCGAGTTCTTCTCGCCGACGTCGCGCAACATGTCCATTTGGGTTACTACGAACGGCACGGAAATCGTCTAAAAGGTTACCGAACATTCGTACTGCACGGGGGAGGTCCCGCAGCTCCGCAATGTACAAAGGTATCGATACCCGAGGTCGACCAGGATGACTCCTGGCGGCGGCGGTGATCGAAGCCTGTCCATCAGTCGGAGGTGTGGGAGTACTAAGGTGGTTCGGAACGACGTACAAGCCTTGTGGAATGTAATTAAACCACTCGCGAGTAGTCGAACCAGCCACGTTCTTGCCAGAGATTCGAGGGAGAGTATCCCATTCGAAACCTTCGGACAAGAACGGGTTTACGGAGTTCCACGCGCCTACAGTGTCAGCCGTCGTCTTATTACTAAGAAGATGGTCTGCATTGTAGGAATACGTGGGAGGGTTTGAACCGGTCTTTTGGTAGTAATAACCACCAACAGAATACTGTTCCTTATCCCTCACTCTTCCGTAAGCCACGTTACACCTGAGTCCAGTGGGATCGAAATTGACGAGTTTGCTACACTCGTGAGAGCCCTATTTAGGGCTC